TTACCTAAATAGATAGGGCAGCTATATGCTTTTTCCTCAGGAAAAATTATATCTAATCCGCTACCATAATTTAGGTACTCAAAATAGAGTGTATAATTTTCCTGTAAATACTTTATTAATCTTGTCTTGTAAAACTCTGCTAAACTCAAATACTTTTGCTCAATCAATTCTAAATCCGCTCTGCTCGGTGCTGCGCTTTCCTCTGATGTCTTTTGTAAAAATCCTTTGCTAAATAATTGAAATCCCATTGTCATCGGTAACATACTCATAGTGTACCAAATCAAACAATCAGTAATATAATCGTTAAGCAAAATAACCTCATTTGCATTTAAGTTATTAGCCAAAACACCCGACTGCAAACGTGTGTATAATTTGCTACCTAATGCAGGCTGAATATACATATCGCCTGCTACCTTAACCATTGGAAAAATCTGTTTGCCATCAATCTGATTAGATGCGCCAGTTCTTTCCTTAAAAGTTTGCTCCGTAATAAATAGGATATTTTTACTCATCTTTCTTTTTCATTAATTTTGATGACCAACGATGTCTGCAATATTCGCGATGTTCTCCGTTTGGTTGTGTGTACCATCCGCCTCTACGATCCCAAACACTATAACCTACACGCTCAGAAATGCTTTCTATATCGCTCCTGCTCCACGTCTTACGTTTACTTAACTCCATTAACTTAGCGCAAAATGGTCTATTTCTGCTATCCTCAGGCCCTTCGTAACTATAACGTATTACTAAGGTTGTAACTTTGCTTTGCTTACCCGGTAACTCTGATGCAGGTTTTAAGACCTCATAAACAGGCTCAGCGTTTATTTTAGATGGTATTGATTTTATTATATTTCTATTTATAAAATCATCTATAATATCAATAACCAAATCTGTGTCTAATTTCAAAGTTCTTGCGATAATGATAGGCGTTATATTTTTATCCTTCGTTATCAATGTCAAAACATCTGCCTGAGCCTGATTTAAATTGTCTGCGAAATACTCTTTATAACTTTCGCGTGCTACCTCACTATAATTTTTTTTTTCCTCTCCGCAGTTTTCAAACTCCAAAATCAAACGCTCATCCTCTGTTAAACTAAACTTTTGCACCTCATCCTCAGTTAAAGGGTTATCATCTATTCCTAAAAAAGTATCTATATCAGAATCAGTAAATCCAAATCCATTCTTTAACATTAATGCCGCTTGCGCTTTGCTTAGTTTGCCGTTCCCAAACTGCCTAACAATTCGCATAACATTTTGATATTGTCTGCCTGTTAGATTTCTTAACGCATCATTAGATTTAACCTCTACATTTTGTAAAGGTATTTCCTCAGCTACTGCTACCGCACCATCTGATGTAACCTGCGCTGCATTTAATGGCTCACGCCCCATTAATTCCCTAATCTCATTCTGTGTTAAATTAGCAGCCATTATCGCCTCGCTAAATTCAAACTTTAATGGCTCAACTGATTGTAAATAAAACTCTCCCTGCTCGCCTTTAAGATTTCTAAACTGAGTAAAAACATCGTTATACTCTGCTTGCCTTTCCTGAACGTAAACATTATTAAAAACTTCGTATGCCTCACGGATTTCGTTCCTACTACCTAACTGCCCTTCAACCTTAACACCAAACAATGTAGGACTTACCACCTGATGGCAAATCATTATTTCATTTGTGATAAGGTTATTAATGTTTGTAAAATCCTCTTTTGTGAGCATTGTATTACCGAGATTCACAATCTCAGCAGCGTTGTCTTTGCTCTTATTGAACATAATAACTAATCGCTTTCCCTCATCGCCTGTAAACTTCTTTAATAACCCTCTTTCAACTTCGCCTTTATGTTCCTCGTTAACAGGATCGCCATTGTTAAGATTGATTAACGTGCTACCAACAAAACCCTGATTAGCGTTACCTAAAATGTGCCTGCTAACCTTTATATCTGATTCTATGTAATTCAATCCTTGATAGTATGAAGGCAATGGGTAAACCTCACTCAATGGGTTATACTCACGATTAAAATAAATTTGTGAGCCAAACTTATCGTTCATATTAAACGCAGGATATTCGCGCGGTTTTTCCTTAAAATCGCTCCAATCGTTTTTAACGTAATACAAACTCAAATCTTTGTTAACCCTAACCTTTGCAAAATCAATGTGGTAAACCTCTGCAATCTGCCCTATGCGATTCCAAATAACCTGCATATAATAACCCCTGTAAAGTTCATCATCTTTAATACATTTCTTTACAATCTGATTCCACGTTTCGCCTCTGCTATTTGCAGTTCCTGCAACCTCAAAACCTTTGCCGTAAATGTATGTGCATTTGCTTTTAACTATTGCTCCGTGTTTAGGAGATTCGTTATAAAGAGATAACAGATAATTAGGGTAATCATTATTCTTACCAAATTCAACATACGAATATTTACCCTTCTTTTCCTCAAATTTAGGTTGCTGTGCGTGGTCAAATTTTATTACTATGTGTTTGTAATTATCCATAAGTTACAAAAGTATTGTTTTGTCCCGAATATTTTGTAGGTTCAAATTCACTCACAGGCGATAAATACATTAAACCAGTTTCAACAGGTACACTATCTGTATCTATTGTGTTGATATTATTCGTTGGTGTTTGATATGCTTTGTAAGTCCAAAACCCTGTTTCAGCATTCGCAAAATAAGTATTAACAACTAAACTCATTTTCATATACCTATCGGTCGTGCTGATGTTATTAAACATAAAAGAAACTACATCCTGCGTTACTCTATTGGTAAAAAATAAACCAACAAAATAAGCAGAGTTAGTTAAGTTTTCTTTTGCCGTGATGTAGATAGGTGTTGTTTGACCTTTTGCTATTACTATCATAATTAAAAAACCTCCGACTTGTAATCGGTCGGAGGCATTTTTATTTTGAGTTAGAGTATTAAGTACCCGGTGTTTCTAGTGCTGCTGCAATGTTTGCAGGAACTACTAAGAAATCTTCTCTTTCCTGTGATGAAAAAGTGAGAAGGTATCCGTTCCGGTCGGCTAAATTTTGACCAGTTCCTGCTTCACTTGCTTCAAGTTGTAAACCAAACTCTTTACCATACATACGATAAGTTCCGTCACCCTCTTTCAAAACAAAAGTAAGGCGATTTTTAGCCAAAGTTGTAACGATATTTCTAACGTCTGCGCTACGGCTATTGATAGGGAAAATTACCTGATGGGTAAAAAAGAAAGTTCCGTTTTCAATAGATGATGTGATTCCGTTATTTGCTGATGCAGTCGCACGTGGAACTTCAAACTTCCAAAAGCGTTTGCCTGAATTTTTTGTTATAGCAGATACAACACCTGATGCAGATGTTACACGGCTATTGCCTGATGCGTCATACAACGCAGAATTTTCTATAAGATAAACGACCTCAACACCGCCAACTGAATCACGGCATTCTATCGCATATCCTGATGTAACTACACAACTCATATTTTTTAGATTTATGAAAAAAAAGGTGGTGTTTATTTCACCACCCTTTTGTTCAGTTATAGAATTTTATTAGATAGCTGCTTTAAACTTAACCGTTTCATTTGTAAAAAGTACATTCACGCCTAGTTTAAAACTTACCTTACTTCTTATCTCGTCATTGTCTAAACTATAAAACAGGCGATAATTTTGCTCTTCACCTTCCAAATCAACTGCCATAGCCATATTTGAAAGACTGATAGCGTATGCATCACCTGTTCCATTTAATCCGTTAACAGGCACTACTTCAATGTTTGTACCCGGTAGGATAAATGATTGTGCATTTACATCTTGTGGATTGTAAGAGAATAGGTTTAACGCTCTGTAAGCCATTATAAGCAAACGATACCAATCGTAACCGCAGAAAATCTTAACATCTCCTTTTGCCATTACAGCCGCAGGAATTGCTTTGTAGATACCCTCAGTTGCAGCAACTACGTTAGATTGAGTTATTGTGCTGATTGTTGCAACACCTGTAAAACCTGATACGTTAGCATCAACAGGTGAACCGCCATCAATCAAAGAAATCAAACCATCAAACTTATTAAGGTTGCCATCTCCTGATGCGGTTGTACCTTGCCAAATTGCAGTTTCAAGTTGTGCTGCGATACGTGCATTTTTCTTTTCAAGGTAAGCAGCCAAGAAATCAGCGTTGCCGAAATCTGTGTAAGTGCTACCCGCTTTCAAAGCCTCAGCAGTAAATTTAGCCTCAAAGTTCTTAGGGCAAATTGTTTCGCTAATCATAATTTTACCCGGTGTAATTGTACGCTGAGTAAAGGTTGTAGTTCCTGATGGGTTGTAACCACACGCATCTGTTTGAAAGAATGCATCGGTATCCATTAAAGGAATTGCTACAGGTCCTTTTGCGCCTGGAATAACAACACCGCCATCCATAATTAACTGCTGAGTTCTCGCACCGATTACGGCTGAGGTCAACAAGGGTTTAACGAGTTGTTTAGTATAATCTGCTAATGATCCTAATGATAATGCCATTGTAATTTAATTTTTGTTTTTAAGAAAATAGGATATCGTATTTAAATCCTTCTTTATTATTAGAAAATTTTGATTCTGATTTAATCGCTGCATCTGCTACGCCTGTAGGTGCTTCTGCCAAAGTTTGAGTAAGATTTAACAAACCCTCAATTACCTGAGTTGCTTTGTTTAGTCTTGTTTCGTAGTCAGCAAATTTCTGTTCGTAGTTTGCAAACTTAGATTCGTAAGATGCAAACTTTTCGTTAGTTGAGTTTTGAAACGCTGAAAAACTATTCATCATTTCATCATCCTTTTTCTTTGCCTCAATCTCAACTTCAACTTCTGATTCTGCAGGCATTATTTCCATAATCGCCCCATTATCGCCTAACACAATCATAGTGCCATCAGATAATGTATGCTGCCCTACAGGTGCAGGAACTCCATCAATGGTAACGATACCACCGATTGCCAGTTCTGTTACTTCTACTTTTGTGCCGTCCATTAAAGTTGCCTCAATCATCTTTACCACTTGCTCCTGTTTTGGAGTGTTAACCAACTCATTAAAGGTTAGTCTTAATTTTTCAATGATTTCTGTTGCTTTCATAATAATAGATATATTTAATCGTGAATAATTACGTTTAAAAGTTCAGATATTTTTTTGAGTGCGTTTTCCTCAGGTGAAATCGGCTGCTCATAGTCAAACATTCCCTCTACTGAAAACCCTCTAAAATCGCCTGCCTTAACTTGCTGCCAAACCTTATCATTCTCAACGTAGAATGAGCCAAACCAACTGCCATCTGCTACACCCTCGTAACCTTTCATCGGCATAATTCCACGCTCTTTATCTGTTAACCAAGTTTCAAACATCGTAACACCTTTTACCTTTTGCTCAGGATCGTGCATTAGATTAACGTGGTTTTGGTATTTCTTTTTAGCAAACTTTATCGCTATCTGTTTGATAGTATCGGCTGAAAACTTAACGTAGTGTTCACCCATCTGTTCATTATTGCGATA